TTTAATGACGTTACAAGGCAACGGCTGACAGAGAATCCGAATGGAGTGTACGCTGAATTTGTAGCTAAGGCTTTGGAATATGGACAAGTTCCCTCACAATTTGTTAAAAACGCACACAGTGCAGCCATTAAAAATATGGCAGATCAAGCAGAGTACGTATTAGATGCTAGAACTAAATCTCTGACTATTACTAAAGAGTATATCGGAGAAATTAAGGATCCAGCAATAAGAGACAAAGCAATCAAACTATATGAAGAGCAACAACTAAAAAAATTTGGTCCTGATTCTGTAAGAACACAAAAAGATCTTGAAGGTCTAGCAGATGAGATGACTAAATATGGTGGTGAAGGCGCAAAAGGTGTAGAGAATGGTTATGTATTAGCAGCTTTACGTAAACGCTATAGACAACTTTTACCTGATTATGGTGCTAAAGAAGCTTATAACAAACTTACAGAGGAAGTTGCAGCCGCACCTAAAACAGCAGCAGATGCAGTAGGCAACAAAGCTAATAACATTTTTCAAAGTGTTACTACTACTAATAATAGAGTCACATTCCCTAAATTAATAGCCGATCCTTCAGATCAAAAAGCAAGGATGAATGCTATTGATGCAAGAGCAATAAGTGATGGAGCTAGTGGTGCTGATGCTGGTATTCCTGGTCACGTTATTACAAAAGAAGAGCTAGCCAATTTACGAGAGCAAGCAACTTCTCCGCTTGTTGAATTTATCACTTACCCTCAAACTACTCTTAAATTTGCAAAACGCTATGATTTGTTACCCTCTGAAGTAGTAAATCAAGCAATCATAGGTCTAAATAAAGCAGATGGTGGTGACAGACCCCCACTGACGATGACACCAATGATGCAAATGGTAGATGCATCTTCACCTGCTACACGTGAGCTTTTAAATTCTGGATCCACGAATCAACAGCGTAGAGGTCTAGCTCAAGAAACAAGGCAAACACCTAATCACATGAGATCTATTTTTAGAAACGAAACTCCTTTAAATACTTATTCTCCACAAGTTTCTTCTATAACATATGATACAGGTCAACCCGGTATTGATGTTTTCTTTGAAGACCATAACTTCCCTGCTGTATTATCTGGACAGGTTAAAGATATTGGATACCAAGTTAACCAAGACGGTAGTGGCTACGGACATTACTTAGTTGTTGAATCTATAGATCCTGAGACGGGACAGTTGGTAGATGTTCTTTACGGTCACTTACCAAGCAAGCCTAGTCAGTCAATTGGTCAATCAATTGGTACAGGTGAAATTATTGGCAAACAAGGTGGTACTGGAAGCGTACAAAGTTTTGACGGAACCATTGCTTCTATTGATTTCTTGTCCCCTGCACCTGCTGGTAGCGGATCAATGACGCCTTATGCTGATTATGATCGTTTAAGAAGAACTATTGCATCTCAATTAAAACAATAAACTAAACTATGAACTCCGCAGAATACGCTAATTTAGGCGACGATTTTGTGATGGATCAAGAGGAACTACAACGTAAACTTTCTGAAGAAGAAATTCAAGGAATTCAACAGAGATTGGAAGCTGATCAAGGTCAGCAAGTTGTAGATCCTCAGCTATCCACACCAGCTCCTACGGGAGATGTAACGTCTGAACAAGCCACACAACCCGAGGAAGCTACGGCTTCTATTGATTACGAAGCACTGGATGCACAAGCGGCAGCAATAGATAAACAAGACGCAGAACTTTTAACAGCTATACCTACAGGACTTATGGACTGGGGTGTAGAAACTTTAAATTTTCTAACAGGTGTTAGTGCTGAACAAGATGCTCAATATGGTGGTACAGGTGGTCTTCCTAAACTTACTAAATATGAAAATAACATAGCACAATCAATAAGAAATATTGCTTCTGTTATTGGACCTACAATGGGTCTAACAAGTGCTGGTACTGGTCTTGCAACTAAAGCAGATAAGCTTATTAACAATCCACTTGGCAAGATGGCTTTTGTTAAGTTTTTTGGCCAACGTGGTATTGAAGCTGGTGCTAGTGTTGCGGTTGGTGCTGTTAGTGATCAGTATACAGAAGATAATATGTTGGGTCAAGCAAAGAAAGCCTTGCCTCCACAATTAGATTTTATTCCTGATAGCTGGGCAACTCTTGACACTGATAGTGCTGATAAAAAACGTATTAAAAACATCAACGAAGATTTATCACTTGGTCTATTGATTCCTTTTCTTGGATTTCTTGGTGAAACTAAAGGTGCTATCGATGAAGTAAAAGGTTTGTTTAGGAAAGCTCCTACAATTGTCGGTGAATCTGATCAAGCAGTTAAGTATCTTGCTGATGCAAGACCTGTAAAAAGTGCTAATGCTTCTGAAGAACTTGCTGAATATCTTCGTAAACAAGATGCTGATCTTGACGAACTAGGTTATTACAACCAATTTAAGAATGCTGATGCTAACATCCCTAAAAAAGGTGTGCATGATTTGTACGAATGGAATGAGACAGGACTAAGATCAGTTGATGATTTTGGTATTGTTGGTGCTAGTGTTGATGCAGCACGTATTGCAGCAAACAAAGGTACAGTATATGGTCGTCTAGGTAATTTTATCAGTACACCTGCTCTTAGGTATGGTGTAGAAACACCTGGTGGTGTAGAAGAAATCACAGTTGGTCTTGCTAAACAACTAAAAGACGCCGACCGTTATAGGGTAGATGCAGCTGATTGGGCGATTAGTTTTGAAGAAATCCAAGCTCAAGGTGATCAGCTAGTTTTAGAACTATTTGATCCTACAGTCGGTATAGATGAGATGCGTCGCATTCTTGACCCAGTTATTACTAAGAATGAGTTTGGTGCTGAAGTATTGACTGCTGAAGGTTATACTGATGCTATGAGTACCATCAACCAAATGGTTAAAAACTATAGTGGAATGGATGTAGCTAAAGCACAAGCATATACTGCTACTTCTATGGCTGGTCAAATCTCAGATCTATCTGAAGGTATCCGTCTTAATAGAGGATCACTTTCTGTTGAAAATGCACAAGAAAAACTTCTTGATAATATTAATTTCTTACAGCAACTTGTAGGTTCTACACGGTACTATGCTACTGAAAAGAAAGGTTTTATATCTTTAGCTGAACGACTCTTCGTTGCTGGTAAAAAACCTGAGCAAATTGCTGGTAAAATTAAAGAAGCTTACCCGCAAGCATTACGTACTATTCAAACTGAAAGCGAGAAGTTTACAGAAAGCTGGCGTTATTTACAGGAAAATAGACCTGATATCTTAGATTCTTTCTTAGAACTTTATGAAATTAGTGATGGTAAAATTAATACTATTGCTAAAATGAATGACGAGATTCTACATGCTTTTACAAAAACTAGGCTTATCTTTGATAGTAATCCTGACTCACCTAATATTATTGTACAAGCTGTAAGAGCTAATTACTATAACTCTATTCTGTCTGATGTAGCTACATCTGCCAAAGCTTTATATGGTAACATAAGTGGTATTGTAGCTGAACCTATTACTTATTTTGCTGGTGCATTAGCACGTAAAGATTTAAAAGCAGTTCAACGCGGTTGGATGGCTTATACTGCTATCTTTGATACACAGAAAAAAGCATTACCATATGCTGGTAAGATGTTTATGAAAGCATCCCAAAACCCTAACTCTGTTGCAGGTCAAACACGTCTTGATTTAATTATTAAACAAGAAGAAAAGATTACTCAATACCGTCAGATTGCTAATGCTGAGTCTGAGCGCGGTAATCATGGCTTTAAATATTTAGTGGATCTTTATGACGAACAAATGGCAATGGCAGGTGATCCTGTCTTCCGTTTTGTCCCTAATACATTTACAGGTTTTGATGCTTGGACTGGCGCTACTTTAGCCAATGCACAAGCTAGATTCCGTGCTATGGATGAGCTTGACCGTTTAGGTGAAGCTGCTACACCAGCTCGAATTAAAGAACTTGCTGACGTTGAATATAACAGCATGTTTGATTCTAACGGTATTATTACTGATCAAGCTGTAAAGTACAATACAGCCGACATTGCTTTAAATCTGGATACAGGTTTAAGTAAACAGTTAGATGGTTTAGTTAAAGTTGTTCCAGCTCTTACACCATTCCTAACGTTTAATAAAACATTAATGAACGTTGTTAGGGTTGCAGATGATTTTGTACCTGCACCTTTCCGGTCATTTCAAGAAGATATAAATGAATTAGCATATACTTCTGTCAAAGATTTTATGGATAATCCTGAGCTAGTAGAAAGTTTACTTGCTAAACGTGGTCATCCAGTTAGTCGTATGGATGAAGTAGCTAAACTAAATACTCTTATTGATATAAAAAATAGAACACTAGGAAGAAAAGCCATTGGAAGTTTTATTACTTCAATGGTAATCGGCAGTGCTATTAAAGATAAGCTATTTGGTGATGGTTTGTTTAGTGTTACAGGTGATGGATCAGTTGACCGTCAATTGAATAGAGCACGTCAAAAGAATAGTAATTTTAAACCACGTTCTGCTATTGGTCCTGATGGTGTTCGGTTTGAATACAATGAATTACTTGGACCTGGTTTAAGTAATTGGGTTGCAATGATTGCTAACATTTCTGATAACTTTGACATGCTTGGTGAAGCTGCTACTGAAAATGCTTTTCAAAAAGCAATGTTTATATTAAGTGCTTCTTTAACAGATGATGCAGGTATTTCTGCTTTGCGTCCTCTTGTAGAACTATTTAGTGGTAATAAGTACACAGTTAATCGTTTCCTTGCTGGTCAAATTAACTCACTTGGTCCTTTAGGTGGTGCTAGAAATGGCATGGGTAGACTCCTTGACGGTAGTTTAAAGGAAATGAATAATGATTTGTTTGAGCAAATTGCCAATCGTAATCAATTTATTGGTAAGTTTGATGATACTAACAGATTACCTACTGTTATTAGTCCTATTTCTGGTGAAGCACCCAATCAATACGGATTGTTTCATCGTCTTTACAACCATGTATCACCTTTAAAAATACATCCTGCAATGACTAAAGAAGAGAAATTCTTATATGATGTAGAGTATGATGTATCTTCTGCTTTTAAAACACGAAATGGCATCAAGTTAACAGGACCAGAACGTGCAGCTTTAAATGCTGCAATGGGTAAAAATGGTGGGTTTAAAAAAGCAGTTGCAAGTATCATGCGTGTTGCTAAAGATAGAAATACAATTCAAGAATTGAAAGAAGCTAGACGCCCGCCTAATCTTGTAACTTCTGAACAAACACCTATTGGTAAGTATGATGAAATTCATGTTATGCTTCGTGATGCACAAAAAGTTGCCGAAGAATTAGCATTTCAATCATTAGATGTTAATGTTCGTCTTGCTATTGAAAGGCGTATTTTAAATAAAGGGTTAAATGAACAAAATGCATTAAAAGGCATTATCCAAACTAATCGTTACTAATGGCAACTACACAAAATCTATACACAGGGAATGGTTCTACAACAAACTATTCATTTACATTTGAATATTTAGCTCAAGCAGACGTTAAAGCCACTCTTAACGGTACTGCTACAACAGCATTTACACTTCCAAACGCGACAACACTTGCATTTAGTACTGCACCAGCAAATGGTGTTGCAATTCGTATCTTTCGTGATACAAATATTGATTCGCTTAATGCCACATTTTTCCCTGGTTCAGCTATTAAGGCTGAAGACCTAAATAACAACTTTGTACAGAATAACTTTGCAACGCAGGAAACTGATAACGAAGTCATTGATGCTAATACAACAGCTGCTAGTGCTGTAACCACAGCTAACGGTGCTGTAACTACGGCTAACGCTGCCGTAACTACAGCTAACGGTGCTGTCACTACAGCCACT